ACAAAGCATTGGATACCTACTAAGATGTGGACTGTGAAAGGTACTAAGAAACACCTTAACAATCTGAGTAGACATGGCAATTGTGTTGTCCGTAAGTCTGCCAAAGATATTAATCAGGTGATAGATACTGCACAGAACTCAGCAGTATTTACGAAGGATGTTTTCTATAGTAAAAAATATCCTGATGTATTCAGGTGCAAAGCACCAGAACAAAACAACAACTGCAAAGACTGTCGTGCTTGTTGGGATAAGTCTGTTAAGACAGTCGCTTATTTAAAACACTAGGAGATTTGGAATGAATGCTTTAGATAGAGTTATATCAGATAAGATAAAATCTGGTAAAGATAAAATAGAAGTATTAAAGCAGAGTATGCGTAATACTATACATGAAACTGAAGAATGTTTAGACATGGCAGGAGATCATATGAGTGAAACAATGGTAAAATTATTAGAAACTGTTACTGAAACTTTAAGTAAACAACTTGAAGGCTATGCGTCTAATGGTAGAATAGATGATGAGCTAATGTATTCTGATGATGGTATATGGGTAGACACTTATGACAAATCACACAGTATACAGATATACTTTAACTTTGAGGCTGTACCTTTTCCTCAATTAAAAGCAACAGCCTTTCCTCTGTCGTATAGAGGTAATGGTTTCTTTGAAGAAGACTGCACCGCAGAAGAAATAAAAGTGATAGGATAACAAATGAATATATTTATATTAGATGAAGACCCTGCCATAGCAGCTCGTATGCATTGTGACAAGCACGTTCCCAAGATGATTGTGGAATCTGCTCAGATGCTATCAACTGCACATCGTTTACTTGATGGTGAAGAGTACACCGCACTATCAAAGTCAGGTAAGCGTATGGTAAAACACTATCGTTTACCTGAGCATGATGATGTCATATACAAAGCTGTTCATGCCAAGCATCCATGTACTATATGGACTATGGAATCAGCACAAAATTATATCTGGCATTACAAATTGTTCAGAGAACTAGCCTCAGAGTTTAAGTATCGCTTTCATAAAACACACAGGTCATGGCAACTACTCAAAGATATTCTTTATCCAACACCTGTGAACATACCTTGGTTTAATAATCTTACACCCCCTGCCAAGGCTATGAAAGCATACCCTGACATCATGGCTATTGATGATCCAGTCGAGGCTTATCGTAAGTTCTACAAAGCAGACAAGTCTGACTTTGCAGTTTGGAAACGAGGCAGAGATATGCCTCAATGGTACAAGGAGGTTGACTAATGGAGATAATAATTTCTATTATACTTTTGTTAACTGGTTTAATTCTATAGGAGCAACCAATGAAGATAAGAAATGAAGAAAGGTTTATTCAAACCAATGGTCTTAAGAGCACCAATGCTTTTCAGATTAATGCATCATCACATATGTTCAGAGTTTTAAGTGATGGTCTGTACTCTGACAAGGTTACCGCTGTTATCAGAGAGTTAACCTGTAATGCCAGAGATGCACACACAGCTGCAGGTAAGGAACATATACCTTACAAAGTACATCTACCTACTGTTATCGAACCATATTTTGAAGTGTTTGACCAAGGGATAGGTCTATCCTTTGATGACATCATGTCTCTGTATACTACATATGGTGAGTCATTAAAGAATAATACTAATGATATGATAGGTGGCCTTGGTCTTGGTAGTAAGGCAGGGTTTGCCTATGCTGACCAGTATCAGGTAGAGGGTAGGTGGCATGGTAAATCTCATCTGTTCAGTTGTTATGTGGATGAGATAGGTGAGCCACAGATAGCACACATATCCACACTCGACACACCTAATCGCCCGAATGGATTACAAGTTACTATTCCTGTAAATGTTCATGATGTTGGTGAGTTTCAACGTAAGGCTAATGCTTTGTTTGAACATTATAATCCACGACCTGAGTGTAATGTTAGTTTAGAATTTGATGATGATAGAGAAGTAGTGATTGGTTCAGATGATTGGAAAATTTACAAATCATCATACTCATCAGAGGTTAATGCTATTCAAGGACAGATAAAGTATCCTATTGATAGAGGTAATCTAACTTCATGTATGGATGATGAACTTTTAGAGTTTCTAAAAAATGTTAATATGAATATTTGGTTTAACATAGGAGAGTTAGAAGTGGCTGCGAATAGAGAAGCACTCTCGTACTCTGACTTTACTATTACTAACATCAGAAATAAACTCTTAAAGATTAAGAAAGACATGATAAAATCTGCTAGTAAAAATATACTAGATTGTAATTCATTATGGGAAGCATCTATCAAAGCTAATAGTATGTATGATGGTTTCAATTATGGAAATAGTAAAATTATTACTCAAATTATAGAGGGATTAGAATATAAAAACAAACCTCTTCATGATATATCTATTTCTATGAACAGATCTGATCTATCATCTATATTCTTTAATGGTAAAATTAAATATATACATGAAGAATCATGTCAAAACAAAAGGTTTAACTTCAAAGAATTAGATAACTATCATTCATGGAGAGTAAATAGATTTAATAAATTTATATTCTATTATGTTGATACTAATAAGAAGAGATTTAAAGTACCATCCACTATAAAAATGCACTACGATGATAAATATAATAGTACTTCTAGTTATATAGTGCTTGTAGAATCTTCTCAGAGCGAGTTTAAAGCACTATTAAACTACCTTGGTAACCCACCCTACTACGATGTATCTACTTTGCCTGTACCAGCCTCTGAGAAGAGGGATACAACTACACCTAGTATAGTTAAACTAAAAAAGTTTAGAGATTCTAGTTACGATATGTTCTATCAAGGCATAGATCATGACATGAAAGATGGTGGTGTGTATGTTAAGATACTTAGAGGGTGGCCTTCAGAGATGGCTGATGACGATTGCAGAAGCAAAGTAAGATTATTAAAAGAGTTAGGAGACACAACACCTATCTATGGTATTCCGGGAACGTATCATAGTAGACTTGACAAGAACATAAAAGTATGGAAGTCGCTTGATGAACATTACGAAAAAGTTTATAAGAAACATTTAGCAAAGTTAGGTGACAGAAAACACATAGATAAATACTTAATGTTATCAACTGTTTACAAGAACATGGATACAAGAATAAAAAACTTCTTGACAATGTTTGAAAAAGATAGGACTATAAAGTTTAGATATGACATACTTAATAGTCTTATTAAAGATTATAAATTATATAATCAATTAGATAATAAATTTAATAATAAGAGTATACTAAAAAGTCTGGTTTTAAAAGATACAAAGTATACCGATACAGTCTCTGAAGAACTTCGTAAGGTATGGGATAAACATCCTATAGTTTCAGAGAGTTTAAGGACGGTAGGAGGATATCATTTTATCCCGCCTGAAAAACTTCAGGCAATGAAGCCTGATGTTGAATTAATACTAGAAAAATGGAGTAACTAACTATGCAATACATTTTAACTAAGACTACGTTTACTGGTGTGACAAAAGATAATCGCACTATTACAATGAGTAATGATAATCCTAATTGGGATGATCTTTATGAATCTATTCTTGATAAAGATTGGGATGAAGTAGAAGAACTATGTAGCTTATCTCTTACTGTAGAACGTTATGGTAAAGGTAAAGTTGCTGTCGTTAATGGTGTTGTTCAATTTAAAGGTGAGGACATACACAATACATTGACTCTTCGTATACTTGAAATGATGAGGGAAGGATTTGATATTGATCCTATGTGTTCTTTCCTTGAGAACATGATGGGGAATCCTTCTCGCAGAAGCATCAGAGATTTGTATAGGTTTATGGAACACAATTCTTTACCTATCACAGAAGATGGATGCTTCCTTGCATACAAGAAAGTAAATTCAAACTTTACTGATGTGTATACAGGTAGGAATGATAACTCAGTAGGCTCTATTGTGCAGATGGATCGCAGAGATGTTGAGGATGATCCTGATACAACATGCTCATCCGGTTTACATTTCTGTTCAATAGAATATCTGTCTCAATTTGGTGGAGATAAAATTGTTATTCTTAAAATAAATCCTGCTGATGTTGTTAGTATACCTACTGATTATAACAATGCCAAAGGAAGGTGTTGCTATTACAAAGTAGTTGGTGTACATAACGATGGATACAATGATACACTATCTAACACAGTAGTTAACATAGACTTTTAATAAGAGAGAAGAGGTATTTATGCGTAGAATACTTTTAATTATACATAGGTATGTCGGTAAGTTAGACAGTTACTTATGGACTAAACTCCATGCTAGAAAAGCTAGGAGAAACTAATGAGATGTAAAGCCTGTGATAACCAACTAGGTAGTCATTCTATTAAATGGAACAGTCTTATTAAAGATTGGGAAGTTTGTCATGACTGCCTTGTTATTGTCAGAGAAGTTTTAGAAACTCATAATATTATTGACAGAGCTAAGAAATTTGGAATAGGAGAAGGAAATGAGTAATTCAAATCTTATAAAAGCTCACCTTCCCTGTCCAATGTGTGACAGTAGTGATGCCTATGCTATCTATGATGATGGGCATGGCTACTGTCATAGCTGTGAAGGTTGGAATAATCACAATAATGATATTGATATTAAAGTTAAGGAGCAAAAGAATATGGCCTTATCTAAAGGTAAGTACTTGGCTATTTCTGATAGGAATATTAGTCAGGATACTGCATTATTTTATGGAGTAAGTAGTGATGAAAATAAACACATCTACCCATACTCAGATCAGTCAGGTCAATGGGTATCCAATAAGATCAGAAGATTACCGAAACAATTTAGCTTTGAAGGAGAGTCAAAAGGCTTACAGTTATTCGGGCAAGTTAAGTTTAACAGGGGTGGCAAGTACGTCACAATTACAGAAGGAGAACTTGATGCTCTCTCAGCATATGAACTCTTGGGTTCTAAATTTCCTGTTGTTAGTGTTCGGTCATCCTCCTCTGCGTACAAAGACTGCAAAGAAAACTTTGAATGGCTCGATTCGTTTCAACATATTGTGTTAGCTTTTGATGCAGATAAGGCAGGGCAAGAAGCATCTAAACAGATAGCTGATTTGTTTGGGTTTAAAGTTAAGACCATGAAGATGGACAAGCAGTTAAAGGATGCTAGTAATTATCTTAAGAATAAAAAGTTTAAAGATTTTAGTCAGCATTGGTGGAGTGCAGAAGAACACAAACCTGATGGTGTTGTATCAGGCAAGGATATGTGGGATATAATTTCTGTCAAAGAAGATATAGAAACCACACCCTTTCCTTGGGATAATCTTAACAACCTTGTGTATGGTATGCGTATGGGTGAGTTAATTACTCTGACTGCTGGTAGTGGTATGGGTAAAACTCAAGTGCTAAGAGAGATAGAGCATCATCTGTTAAGCACTACCAAACATAACATAGGTTGTATCTTTCTTGAAGAAACATTAAAAGCATCTGGTATTGGCTTGGTTAGTATTGAAGCTAACCTACCATTACATCTACCTGATGTAGAGATAGATGATAAAGAGTTTAAAGTGTGTAGTGATAACACTCTTGGTACTAACAGAGTTCATTACTACGATCCTAGTAAAGGTTTTAATAATATAGACAACCTCCTTGCTAAGATAAAATACTTTGCCAAAGCTCTTGATTGTAAGTTTATTTTGTTTGACCATATATCCTTGGTAGTATCAGATCAGTCTCAAGGTGATGAGCGTAAGGCACTAGATGAGATAGCTACTAAGCTAAGTAATTTGACAAAGGCTTTAGGTATTTGTATAATTATGGTATCTCATGCTAAGAGACAGACAACTAAATCTCATGAAGAAGGTGGTACAACATCACTCTCTGACTTACGAGGGACTGCTGCGATAGGTCAGCTTAGTAGTACTGTCATTGGATTAGAGCGTAATGGTCAGGCTGAAGATGTACTGGAACGTAACACCACAACAGTAAGAGTACTGAAGTGTAGGTTTACAGGTTTAACTGGACCATCAAGTTTGTTAAGATACAACAGAGCCACAGGTAGAATGACAGAGTTAACATTTGATCCTGACATGGAGGGCGAAGATGCTTAAGCTTATAGACAAACTGTTAGGATGGGATAATCAAATAACATCTAGGGCTATAGACTTTACACCGTTCAGGATTTACATACAATCTGATGGTAATTGGGAGATAGCCTTCCTTAAAGTAGGGACAAAACACTATCATAATGATTGGGATTTAATGTTCTTAGGTATAAGGGGTTACTTCTACGGATATAATGAGTTCGTTTTATTCTTTCTATTCCGGTCATACCGTATAGGAGATTGGTTATCCTCTTGGTTTAGTGAACCATATGATGATACAGAACACCTTGGGTGTCCATCATACCCTAACTGTGATGAGTCTCCTCTTGGTTGTTGTGTGGCTAGTGGTGAGAATGTGGAATGGTATGGACATAAGGACTGATAAGATGAAAGTAGTTCTTGATATTGAGGCTGATGGCCTTGATCCTACAAGAATATGGTGCATAGTAGCGAAAGATATTAAGACTAACAAGGTATATACTTTTGAACCAGATACTATCTCAAATTTTAAAGACTTCTCTACAAACATTAGTCTATATATTGGGCATAATCTTATTGGTTATGATCTTCCTGCTATTCGTAAGCTACTTAATATTAATGTTCCCCTTGATAGGGTTGTGGATACTCTTGTTGTCAGTAGACTCTTGGATTCTCAAAGAGATAAACACAGTCTCCAATACTGGGGAGAACAACTTGGACATGAAAAGGTAGAGCATAATGATTGGGACGTATATTCAGTTGAGATGCTACATAGGTGTACTGAAGATGTACATCTTAACCATAAAATATATGAGGCTCTGTTACAGGAAGCTAAGATTAAACAGACTCCAAAGTCTGTGTTCAGATCTGAGCATTACATTGCTCAAATGGTTGAAGAGATGCGGATGGGCGGTATACTGCTTGATGAACAGAAAGCACATCTCTTGCTTGCCACCCTCAGACAAAGAAAAAAGGAATTAGATGATGAACTTCTACGAACTTTCATATCGCTTCCAGTATTTAAACGAGAAGTACACCCAAAACTTACAAAGACAGGTGAGTATTCTAGGGTGGGTCTTAAAGGTTTTAATAGCTCTGATATTGGTGGTAGTTTTTCTTCTATTACATGGCCTGATCCTAACCTGAACAGTCAACAGTTTATTATTAAACACCTTGTCAATGCAGGATGGAAACCTACTGTCTTCACAGACAAAGGTAATCCAAGACTTACTGAGTGGGTGCTTGAAGAAGCTGCTAAGAAGTTTCCTAAAGCCAAGCTGGTGATGGAGTGGGACTTAGTAGACAGACGTATTACTATGGTTGAATCATGGATAGATGCATCAGATAATGATTGCAGGATACATGGTTCTGTTAATACTATTGGTGCTAAGACACACAGGATGTCTCATTGGGGGCCAAATCTAGCACAGGTTCCAGCATCAGATAAACCTTATGGTAAAAATTGCAGAGAATTATTTACTGTACCTGATGGTTACAAAATGGTAGGAACAGATGCTTCTGGTATACAACTAAGAGTTCTTGCACATTACACAGGGGACAAGAATTATATTGCTGAAGTGGTAGATGGTGATATACATACAGCTAATCAGAAAGCTGGTGGGTTTAAGACAAGAGACATAGCTAAGACCTTTATCTATGCATGGTTGCTAGGTGCTGGTGCTCCTAAGATAGGAGAGATCATGGGTGGCACAGCTAAAGATGGAGCCAATGCTCGTAAGTTATTTCTGGAGAATACACCTGCTTTAAGAAAAGCTAAGTACAAGTATGAACGTCTGGCTGAACGTGGATATATTATAGGTTTAGATAAAAGATGGATACCAATAGCAGAACCTTACTTTACTTTGTCAGTTTTATTACAAAGTGGTGAAGTTATTCTTATGAAAAAAGCTGCTGAGTTGTGGTCTGAAAGAGCTAGTCATTTAGATTGGCGTATGGTAGCATGGGTACATGATGAATGGCAGACTGAAGTTAGAGAAGATCATGCTGAAGAACTAGGAAAAATTCAAGTACAATCTATCAGAGATGCTGGCCCTCTGTTAAATTTTCTTTGTCCTCTTGACGGAGAATATAAGATTGGTTATAATTGGTCAGAAACACATTAAAGGAGTGAGATAAAATACTATGGATAAAATAAGTGTACTACGTGGAGAGGCTTATTGGGCTAATGTACGTAAACCTAATGATCTAAGTGGTAAGTTACAAATGGATATTGGTAATATGGATAAGACTTCTTTAAAATTATTAAAGGAAGCTGGTGTTCCCCTTAAAAATAAGGGAGATGAGAAGGGAGATTTTATAACTTTAAAAGGATCTCCTGAGTATCCTCCTAAGATTACTGATTCTAAGTGTAATGTACTACCTGAACCTGTTTCTATCGGTAATGGTAGTAAAGTAAAAGTTCCTTTCAATACTTATGAGTGGAATTTTAAAGGTAAAAAAGGTGTTAGTGTAGGTCTTAACTCTATCATGGTTCTTAATATGATTGAGTATAAGACAGATCAGATGGAATCTGAAGATGGTTATGTGTCTACTGCTCAACAAGACATGGGACAAGTAGATTTACCAGAAGAAGACGATCCTTTTTAAGATTGCTCCGACACCTTGGCATGTGTATAAACTGCCTATTTTTATTTTAAATTGGAGGCTTAAAAATGTACAGTCTAATTGATGGAGATGTACTTGTTTACTCATGTGGCTTTGCATCACAAAAAAATCAGTATAATATAAATAACAATTCTTTTGAATACAAAAGAGATGCTAATAGATATTGTGTATCTCACAATATAGATAAAAGTCTTATAGATAAAAAAATTATAGCTGAACCAGTAAGCCATGCATTACATAATGTTAAACAATCTTTATTTGAAATAAGTAAAGCATGTGATAGTCATGATGGTTCAATTTATTTAACTGGCGAAGGAAACTACCGTCATGATGTGGCTACTTCAGCAGTATACAAAGGCAACAGAGATCCTTCACATAAACCTGTACACTACAGAGCAATTATAGATTACCTGATAAAAGAATGGGATGCTAAAGTAATAGATGGTATGGAAGCTGATGATGCTATGGGTATAACTCAATGTAGTTTAAATAAAAATAAAAACTTAGCTAAAAAAGATACTCCTATCATATGTACTATAGACAAAGACCTTGATATGATTCCGGGGTGGCATTATAACTTTCGTAAACAACAGAAATATTTTACTACTGTTGAACAGTCTGATTATTTTTTCTATAAGCAGATGTTGACAGGAGATCGTGTTGATAATATAATAGGAATACACGGTATTGGTGACAAGACAGCAGACAAGTTGTTACTTGGTAAATCTGTTGAAGAAATGGAAGAAATAATAATTAATAAATACCGTAAAGAATTTAAAAATGATTACATGAAAAGGTATGCGGAGAATAAACAACTTCTTTGGATATTAAGGGAGCCTTTAAATGAAAATGCCTGAAGAAAAAAGTATGTTTATACTTAATTATATTTTTAATATAGAATCTTCAAAAAAAGGAGCAGAATTAGTAACTGAAGCACACGAAGCATGGGAACAATTTTTATTTTTTGTTGAAGAAAATCCTGATGGCGTCCAAATTAATTAAGCACCATTGGATAGGGCTTAAACCAAACCCTAAAAAATACTTTGGTTTCGTATACTTAATAACTAATCTTATTAATGGTAAGATGTATATAGGAAAAAAACAATACCATGTATACAGAAAAAGAAAAATTGCAAGACAATCAGATTGGCACTACTACGAGTCAAGCAGTAAGTATGTTAAAGAAGATATTAAAACATACGGAAAAGAATCCTTCGAGTTTAGAATACTTAAACATTATAAAACAAGAGGGGGACTCGTCTATGGTGAAGCTAATATACAACACAAACG